CGCGCCATTCCGCGAGTTACCCCAGTATCACCAATACCGCTAAGCGATCCAACAATAAGGATTTTGCTAGTTGCTGAACTAGGTGTGATGGTTGCTGTTAGACCCGTAACCGTTGTATAGGTTTGACTAGACATTGTGTAAGTGTCGGTCTTTGTAGTACTAACAACTTGCAGGACACGAAACGCGCCACGCAAAGCATTTTGTTGCGCCGCAGTCAGCACCTGCCCGGCTGTAAACGCTGCTGGAAGTGTGGTCGGTGTTGCCATAAGTGCTCCTTATCCTAAGACATTTTCTGTGTCGATTGTGCCATATACCAGATCATCCAAGATCAGCTCAAACACCAGCGTCGTAGGGCTAGTGAACAGGGTTATGCGATGGCCTGTTGACAGGTCGATCTCATGCTGGATGCCCTCAATGGCTAGCTCTTGCGCCAGTGATGTGATTGTGGCTCCACTTGTAAATGACTTTTCTATGGTAATCGTGTTGCCGATCTCAAGGACTGCCACAGTGTCACGCTGGGCATCGGTGAGGGATGCGAACAGGGTTGACACATTGGTGTAGCGCGCCTCTGGCTGGCCTACGAGCAGGTAGTTGGCTAGGTCGAGGGCTGCTGTGTCGTTGTGGACTAGCGCGTCCGAGATGGCGGTGGTCTGAATGAAATAGGTCGCTTGAGATGTCAAGTCCTCGGCGATCTCTGGGGTTGTTGCCCCAGCGTGAGTTACCGATGCGCGGTTGATGACCTGATTAGCCTCAAACGAGATGCCCACATTGTCATAAGGAATGGCTGTGCCGTCATCGTGGAAGTCTGCTGACGATGCTGAGAGCGTGTTACCGATGCGGTCTTGGAATGTGAATACCCCGTCGCGCGAGATAAAGATGCGTCCCTGTACCGACTCGTTTATTTTGGCTGTGTAAGCAGCAACCGATGTGCCGTTCGGGACGGTGTATGCAGCTGCGCCGCCAAGCGTGATCGTCGATGTTTCAATGTTTTGTTCCCCTGGCAATTGAAACGCATTGACTTCAGGTAGCGCAAGAAGGGCGACTAGTCGAGCGCTGGCAAGTTGCTCGGTCACATTGAACTCGTTTAGGTAGGTCTGGCTGAGCAGATAAAAGTCATCAGCGCAAGCGACAGAAACTGTGTCAAGGCCGCCGAGATTAAAGTTGTACGAGTAGTCAACGATGTAACCGTTAAACAATTCCTCGCCTTCACGCGTGAGCACAACCTTACGCATAGGGGCTAGACCCGGCACAGCCTGAGCGGTGTCGTAATACGGTGACTGTGTATCGAACGGGTTAAAGATGCCGCCCGTGAATGTGTCGTTGAGATCGAAACTCATCGTGCCAGCAGTGAACTGGTCGCCGATGTCTCTGCGTCCACGGAACACGCTGATGCCTGTAGCGCCGTCGATCACGGAAGCGAACTCTGTCGTACCGTCCAGCACATAATCAGTCGAGTCCAGCAAGCCCTTTACTGGGTCGTCAAGCGTAAATGCGTCAACTAGGAAGCCTGTAGCGATTTTGAGATCGTAAGACCCTGACTGAACGATCGTGGCAGCCATCAGGCGACCTGTATTTGTGCTGGGCCGTCCACTCGGTTCATGGCTTTAATGCTGTTCACTACAGCACGACCGATGTCTGCTGATGTGGCTAGACCGCCGTTGACATTGACTGTGATCGGTGTGCCGCGCTCAACCATGAACTGATCGAAGAGGCTGGAGAAGTCTGCTGCATTGCCTGTGATGCCGTAGTTGCCGCCCATGTTGCCTGCATAGTTCTTGCTTAGGTCTAGAACGCTTGAGGACTTGCCACCGCCGCCACCAGCAGCTGGGGTTGGCGCTACTAGAGCCGACTCAATCATTGCCATAGGGCTTGAGCCAATAGAGCCTGTGCCGCCTTCACGGGCTGCGCCACCGCGTCCAGATGCGCCGCTAGTGATTGCGTCTAATGTTGGCAAGGCTGTGTACTCGAACATTGGCACAAGCGGGATCAGGTCAATGCTGACACCCGGTATGACATTGAGCGCGTTAATTAGTTGGTTCAGTCCAATAATCGCAGCGTTAATGATTTGGTTAACGCCGTTGGCAACTACCTTGACCGAGTTATATACGCCAACGGCAAACTGCTTAAACGGAAGCATGAACTCTGCGATTGCTCGAGGGCCTTCGCGGTACAGCTCGTACAGCGCGGCAAGGGTAATCATCACTACGCCTAAACCTTTAGCCAGCACACCAGCCGATAGCGAGACCGTAGTGAATGAGCCTGCGAGCACAGCGTTGGCTGCCGTTATGACGATCTGTAAAGCGTTGTAAGCCTTCATAGCGATGTTGGCGGTAACTATGGCTGCTGTCATTGCTGCGATTGCGCCAGCAACTATTAGCAGGGCTGTGGTGTTGTCTTGCAGGAATGTCGTGAAGTTAAGAACTAGCGGCAGCATCTTTTCCATAACGGGAATAAATGCTGCGCCGATGCTCTCCTTCAGTTCGTCCATTTGGATTCCGAAGTTCTTTAGACCGCCCTCAGCACTATTGGCAAAGGTCTCAGCAGCGCCACCGACTGAATTGTTAAGCGCCTGCATAATCTCATCGGCGCTCGAAGACGAGTCAATTACGCCCTTAAGCGATGGGTCAAGTTTAATAAGCGCAGTCGTCTGGCCTGCAAGAGCTTTAGATACTGCGACGCTGGCGGTCTCCATGTCAATGTTTTTGGCTGTAGCCAGATCGGCAGTGACCGCCATTGCTTTCTGGGACAACTCAAGCGAGCCTGTAGCGCGCACAAGGTTCGCTAACGCTGGGCGCAGCTGATCGTCAGCCATCGCGGTCTGCTTACTAAACGCGCTAATAGACTGCTCAACCGCCTTAATCTGGGCATCTGTGGCCTGTGTCGTCGTGCGTAACTGGCGAGCCAACTCAAGCTGTGCAGCTTCATCTTCCATCGCTGCTTTTGTGGCTAGACCGATGCCAGCAGTCAATGCACCGAGCGCAGCAGTAGCAGGCAGAAACGCTTTCTTTAATGCAAAGCCTGTCTTTGCGCCTACGCCGTCAAGCTGCTGAAACTGTTTAATGGCTTTGTCAACGCCGCCGCCTTGAAACTCGCTGATAATTGGGATTGACAGTGCCATTAGTTGAGTTCTTTCTGTATTTGGTTGACGGTCTTAAGCACCATCTTTTCCATCTCAGACTCAATACCGCGCCGAGCTTTATAGACCGCTGGGCCAATAAGTCGAGTCCTACCCGGCATCGCCATCGCAAAGCCACGCTCAGCACTGACCGAGTCAAGTGATGTGCCTAAACGGTTTGTGTCTTTGCGGCCTGCACCCTCAAACACTGCTGTCGCTGGGTTCTTTTGCTCGATCAGGATTACGCCTACAGCATTGCGTCGAGTATCAAAGCGCATCTTTACGCCTGACTGTGCGCCCGAGATTGTAAACGGGAATATCTTGCGCCCTCGATCAGACCACTTGCGCGCCATGCCCGACAATGGAAACTGGCTGTATGCAAGTTTTGCAGCCTGAATTGCTGGCTGTGCGATCGCTGTAGCGTCAGCCTTAAAGTCTTTCTGCAGCTGTGGGTCAATCTTGCGTAAGGCGTTAATTGTTTCTTTAAGACCGACTACTTCGACGCTATGAGAGACAGGCATGGTTACTTCTTGCGGTGCATCTGCTCAAGCACATAGGTGACGGTGTTCAGGTCTCGCATAGTGAACTCGATCTCCTTTGGCCAGAAGCCTGTTAACGCTAGGACTTCGCAGAGGCTTCGCCGCCAAGTCCCTCGATGAAAGGGGTCTCGTCTGCGATCTCGTTGATAGGTGTAATGGTCATGTCAGGATGTTCGGCAACCCACTCGCGCCAGTTGGCTGGCACTTTGTCTCCAGCAAGTTTGCACAGAGTGTAAGCCCAGCAGCACATGTCGCTGAAGCCGATGCCTTTGCCGTCTGCTGATCGACGGTTCTCTGTTCGTTCCCAGTCAACAATGGCAAGCATGTTGGTGGTCATCTCACGCGCTGGCTTACCGTCGC